AACTGGGTTTTAGGACTGACCCGAACTAAGTCTGCTGATTCTCGTATTCTTCTATCTACTATTCTACCTTTTGGACACTGACGGAATAGACGAATATAGGCGCGGTGTCATCGCTAATCTTTGACAGTTCGATCTTAAGAGTGTCATCCGTCATGTCAGTATCATACAATATATAATCCGTGTACCAACCTTGGTGTACCAGCCTTTCAGAATAGGCGGCGTCATTAATCAGCACGCCCATTAACGAGGTATCATTGTCGTACGCCTCGATTGCCGGCGTAGATGTAACATATCCACTATTTTGAACATCGGTGTTACCCTCGAACCTCTTTGTTGCGATTGGCAAAAATCGTTGTGCTACAATTCTAATAGCCACACGCCTTGTCCCTTTGGGTATTGCAATGCTCTTTGTGGCGTTATCCCCCTTAGAGCCGAGTCTAACGTGGCTTGTGTCAGCCTTGTACAAACCTAGCGCATTGGGCGCGGTCTCAATAGAAGCCCCACTCAAAGTCCAGCCATCAGCCATCAGTACATTATCATTTAATTCCGTACCATATTGTCTCTGTTCGTATGACTTGGCGATAATCTTTAGACTTCCATCATAGTCCTTGAATATAGGCTTTGACAGGTTGAATGCACCCTCGCACACAACAATGAAGCGTATCTTGTCGTACAGTTGAATGTCTGCGTTCTTTCGGCCTAGCTCTACAATAATATTATTGTCTTCGTACTCAAAACCTACGCTTTCCCACTTACTTCTTACTTCTCCATCATACAATGTGCTTGCGCTGCGTACCCTTGCAACGTAAACTCCTGTCGGCCTAATGTCACATCCCACAACGAATGTTCCGCTCGTTACACCTATCGTATCAGTAATGACCTCAACAACGGCTTTTTTAAAACAGGTCACACTTCCACCCGTAACAACTTGGTCAACTTCATATGATTTCGTACCATTGTCTGTTCCTCCATCGACTACATAACGTGCATCATCCAAATTGTCAATCTGCCCCGAAGTCTTAGACGTCCTAGTGCCACTCGATGCTGCGCGGAAGTTCAATAGACGCTGGTAGTTGTCGTCATAGCACAACTCATGGATATTTTTGTCGGCAGACTTTGGGCGAACTATGAATATCTTGACGGACTTCATGATACGTAGCGAATTAAATGCATCTACATGCTTGAAAAAGCACGCTTGGTTACGGTAGCCTTGGTGCACGCCGCTGTTAAAGCCCTTATACGTAGAGCCAACATCGGGAATTTCGCGACGCAACTCGGAATGGATAAGGCCATTATTCTTGGCAAACTGCTCATAGGTCTTATCAATATCTTTCAAATTAATTTTACCCATGGCCGTCCCATTCTCACCACCCAATATCATCTTGGCATTAACGCTGTCGCATATTTCCTTAGCAGCCTTTAAATGTGGTAATGCATCCTTTCCATACTTCGTCCCGTTCGCCTCGTTGTTCCACCATACATAAGATGGACGTAACGTGTCTACTACGCCCAGAAGCATGCCAATGTTACCCGACAAGGTACTGCCGCTTAGGGCATGGTTTGAAATTGGAATGTCTACAATATCATTCACCTTCTCACACCACGAGTGTCCGCGCATGCTACATGAGTGGTCCGTAAGGGAGGAACCGAAAACCATTACAAAATCGGTATTAGCATAGCTGGTAACATTCCCTTCTCCGTTAAGTATCTCATCCAACTTCGATATCCTTATCTGATATTCAAATGAGAACCGCGAAGAGTGTATAGATGTAGCAACCCACCTTTTGAACTGGTCTATACAGTAGCCTTTTGCCTCATAAAGAGTCGTGATTAAGTATGCATTCTCGGATAGCTTGATATCCTGTACCATCACCACACTACCATTTCTTAGGGTAAAATCACAAACAGCGTAATTAGTGTTTGCCTTTAATGTCGCCGTGTATTCAATTTTATCATTAACACCAAAACGGCAATCATAAACCTTTATCTCCTTGTCCTCATTAACAATATTGGCAATCTCATCGCGGAAGATGAGTTTTGTAATGCGCACGTCTACATTGAAGGGTTTCTGGTCACCAGCCGACAATATTTGTAGTCTTCTGTTAAAAGCACCCCCAAGATAATCGTACCCAAACAGCCTAGTTTTTATATTGCCCTTGAATACGTTCTCCTCAACATAACGCTTTATTGCGTTGCTTTCCTGCGACGTCCTTTCATTTACATATGTTTTCGCCTCTTCAAACGCATTCTTAGCTGTTTTGTCCGCATAGCTTTTGGCGTTATACGTGACAATCTCCTTGTATTCTAAATCATATGCTCCTCCATATGAATCTTGTTCTGTCCATCGGCCAAAGATGTCTATTCCGAACATTGGAAAACTATAGTTTGTTCCTATTAGAAAAACCGTATCTCCACTCGTATTAACGGCCTCCTGATTCTGCACCATCAAGACATTACCCTTGCGAAATGGCAGGTTGCACTCAATGTAATTCTTACCTTTTTCAAGTGTCAATGAATGGGAATTTACAGCCGCAGTATTACCTCTTGAGTATTCGAATACATCTACTTTCTTGTCTTCAGGGAACACACTATTCGTACCGAATATAATCTTAGTCACGGTGGCGTCGTTTTCAAAAATGAAATTCTTCGGAGCAAGCTTGTATATTCTAAACGAAGATCCTGTGCTAATGTTTAGATTGCCGCAGACAAGTTTTCTCTCTCTAGTTTCATTGATGATTTCATTACCAATAGGCCGCCAACACTCTTCTGATGTTGTCCATTTGTCGCACTGATTGTAATACCTTACGTATAGATTCGTTATAGAATCTATAAAGCCAATTACTAGACCTCCCTTTTGAAAACTACTTGGTACAGCCCCAATAGCATCTTGTAATGTGTATGTTTTTCCACCATTGTTACTACTTACATTGTATTCCATCAACAGCCCTGTCACCGCTTGTTGTGACATCACTTTAGCTGCACTGTCACCAGCTTCCTGAACTACATTGGGCGTCATTCTAGTGAAGAGCTCACCCATCAGCAGCCACCCAGGCTTCTGATAAGCATAGATTTTCCCATTGTCTGGACTATCAGGGTGCGTACCATCATAGACGCTTACTAGTTGTCCAAAACGCAGAGCCTTGCCGTTAGTGCCAATCGGAGCTGTGTCTGCCTCCATATCTGGCTTAGAACGATAAACCTTCTTAATACCCAAACTATCTGCCGACTGTTCCAATGAGGCAATGTATGCTAGGGTGTCCTCGTGCAGCTTGCCAACTTCCTCAGGTGTAATGCTATTCACCTGATTCTTCTCACTGAGTTTCTTCGCTCTACTAAGCAGATCATATACTGTATCCATTGTCGTTTATCTGAATTATAATAAGTTCCTGTTTAACAGGTGTTATACACTCCTATGTTTTATCCTTTCTCATCCAAGCACTGTTATTTGGACTCTTTTCATTTGCCACACCTATTCCAGTATTTCAAATGTTAGGGAGACAGGACATTCTATGGGAGAGTCCAGGACATCAGATGCACCTGAAAGTTCTCTCAGATCTCTAAGAGAACATTTCCCGTCGTAAAACTCTAAGGCGCATAGGTGTGAGCCATCGTCTCCACCAGTTCCAAAAGTTCCACTCCATTTTCTGTTTAAAATAGAACCAACTTGGGGGTCCACTTCAAAAAGGATTCCCTTTCCGGGCATGGCATCCCATTCACCCTTCATGCTGCTTACCTTGACCTTTATGCGTGTGGAATCGCCCTGTTTCTGGTATTGCACCTTCCCAGTGTATCCATTGAAGAATGTAACAGGAATGTTTTTCCAAGTGTCTACGCCGGCCAGGCCAAGGTTTCTCCGTAAAAGCTCGGTCAACGTCGGGAGCTCGAGAACGTTGTAGGCAACCTTGGCACCATCCTTACTTGTACTTATGTATGCCTGTACTGATTTTCTGCATGGTCTTGTCTGTCCATCCTCAAATTCTCGCTCCTCGTTCTCGGTTTCCTTAATGCAAACATATAAGGGGTCAGACCATGTTTTAACGGTTACCGTTGATTCGGGGAAATCTATTATTTCACCCACAACGACAATTGAGCCTGCGTACACTTTTGCCGTCGTCGTCAACTTCTCCTGATCTACGGATAATGGTTTCATATCCAAATGTTGAAGCAAGAATGCGGAGGATTTCCCGCTTATGGCATTTAGGAACTGCCGATTGAAGCCAGCGTCATTGTCTTGCAATAGCTTGATATCGTCTAGGAATATGGGTTGTCCACCCTCATTGAAAAGAAGTCTATTCATATTCGTATATGTTTATATGATAACGGCGGCCAGCCGGTTTATATAGTTCGACAACGCGTATGATCTCCGCGAGGTGTCGCCCCTTGTGGCGGTCTTCTTCTGGATTTAACGAAGTGGCAAGGAAACTAGGGATATACACCGTGAAGTTCGGTTTACTAGGAACCTCGCCGTCCATCCACAGCGTCATGCGTGGGTTTAAGTAAGTCGGTAACTTTCCCTCTGCATGGAAATACAGGCATGGATGCCGGTCGTCGGATTCGGATTCGATGTATATCTGTCTGTTTCGCAAGAAGAATCGGCGGTTAAGCGCGCGTTCGATGTCTTGCACGCTGGCCGTGATGTCGAGCCTGTCGGCCACTTTCTTGCGATAATCCGTGAAGAGGCGGTGCAGATAGGCCAGGGGGATGATGAGGATGCGGAGCAAGGCCACCAGCACTCGGCTGCGCAATATGGGCGGCAGCAGCTGCACGGACCATCGGTTGAAGTCTACGTCATACCACATATCTTATAGAGTTTTGAAGTCCAACAGCAACGAAACTGCCACCCACTGCCGTATAGTTATTTCCAACCACGGGTCGGTAATCTGTGTCGGCGGCCGTTTTGTAAAGACATTCGGCCAATGTCACGTCGACAACGCCCTCCACGGCTTGGATGGCATCAACAAGACGCGTTTTGTTGAACGTTCCGCCATAAGTGATACCGCGCAGGTAGACATTTATTGCATCCTCGACGGGTTTCGCCCCTTCGCCGTTCCTTGTTCCGTTCGCACTAAGGATAAGTGGGTCCACCTGCACCGTAGCCCTCACCTGAATGCTGTCGGCGGGAAGCGAACGAACGTTGAGCACCACACCCGCAATCTTAACGCGGTTCATATAGTGTTTGAACGCCGTTAGAACATCGGCCGAAAGCGGTTCGGGCAGCCCATTTTTATCGGCCGAGGCCAATACCTGTATGCTAGTCCCGCGGTCACGCACGGCCACGTAACGCACCAGCCGTTTCTTCTCGTCGATGGTGGGGTAACGCCATTGCGAGGTGCCCTCGTCAAAAACTAGTGCATCACCATATTGGAACTGCCGAGCCACCTTATAGTACCACGGCACGCTGGCCACAACGGCGCGGCTTATCTTGTCGTCCACATCCAGTCGGTGGCGGTCGAACAGGGCTTCCATCACGTGGCAGCATGCCGCCACGATGAAGAAAAGGATGCTCTCCAGGCTCACCGCCGAGAAACTGCCCTCGAAGGCGTCGCCCTCCGCCAGTCCGTATATCTCGCGCAGCGTGGCGTTGGCCATGAATGCATCGGTCATCGTGCGCTTTATTTCTGCTATCGTGCGTGCCATTGAGTTAGGTTTAGTTGAATGTGTCGTTGAACGTCTCATTGAATATGCGCGCCCTCGTTCCGCCATCACCGCGCAGCGTGGCCGGGGCGATGTCGTGCGCCTGGCAATAGCGGCGCATGGGACGGTTGTACTCGCCGTCGTGCAGGCGCAGGTGCATACCCACAGGGGGAGTTTGGCTCACAGCCATGCCATTGTCCATAGCCAGCCGCACCACCGCCTCCAATGCGCCGTATTCCTGTACGGCGATGTCAGCCAATGTCTGGCCGTCCCTTACCGTCGTTTCCATAACTTGCGTGCGAAAAGAACTACGAGCGATGCAAATGCCACCCATCCCACGATGTCCATTACCGTACCTAGGGCTGACCAAACGGATTTCGAGTCCATTACCTTTTCCTTCACACGTGTGCTAACACCCTTGTCGTGAGTCTTGTCGCGTGTGGCCGTGGCCGAATTGTCGGCATGGGTGTCGCGTGTGTGCTCGCTGGTGCGGTATCTCTCGGTGGCGAGCACCCTGCCCGAACTGTCCTTCACCAGCACCACGCTGTCGCGGATGGTCACGCTGTCGCGCGTGGCGGTGACGTAGCGCAGCACAACGCTGTCGCGCACAACGAGCGAGTCGCGCTGGCGAACGTCCACCTCGCTGTTTCGGGTTATCGTCCGCGTCGTGCGGCACGAGGCCAGCAGCATGATTAATGCAAGTATATATAATAGGTGTCTCATTGCTCTCAGGGTTAAATGTCCTTATACTCTTTCTTTGCATCGAAACAGGGGCAGGCCTTGATGAACTCAAAGGGTTCTATGATGCCGTTGCGGTTAAGGTCTGGCGAAAAGTCGCGATGCCCCTGTATCGTGGCCGTGGGGTACTTCTTGTGCAGCATACCCAATAGTTTCAGCAGCGAGGCCTTTTGCTCGGGAGTGCGCGTGTCCGCGTACTTGCCCTTGGCGTCCAATCCGCCGATGTAGGCCACGTTGATAAGCATGCGGTTGAATCCACCCACGCCGTTGCTCACCTTCTCTTCGTTCAACAGCTGGGTTATCTTACCGTCAACATGCACCACATAATGGTAACCTGGTGCCTTCCAGCCCAACCTTGCAAACTCCAACATCAGTTCCTTGATGGTGGTGCGCTGCGAGCCTCCTGTGGCGTGCACCACGATGTACTTGATTGTTCTCATGTCCTCTTCGCGTGTAATGTGTCCAATGCCTCCGTTACGTCTTCGGGCTTTACGTTCAGTTTGCTGGCTATCTCTCCGGCCAAGGCCTTCTTCAGAATTTTTAAGAAAGGCATGTGAGGGAAACAAATCAACATACTGGCCGACATGCTCCACATCTCAACCAGGATGATGCCGACGCAAATAATACTTGTTGTCAACCCTCCACTTAGACCGGTTAGTTTGTCTATTAGTATAAAGACAAAGACGGCCGTGCCATAGACGGCGAGTTTCGCGATTGTGTCTCGCGCCAATTCGCTCAGTGCGAAACGCTTTTGTACCAGGCTTGCAGCGATGCCCCACACGGCATCCAGCACGATGGCCATAACCGTAAAGCCCACCATCTTCTCGTAGCCCACGATGAAGTTCATCACCACGAGCCCGACGAACATTAGCCAGCCCCACGCAGTGGAAAGCACTTCAAGAAGTTTGTTTAAAAAGTGTTCTATCATTGTTGTTTAATTTAATAATGTGCGTCTATTTCGATACCTTTCGGCGTAATTCGAATATTGTTCACCTTCTGGCGGTCCATCTCCAGCTGTTCGCGTATCAGGGTGCGCCAATACAAAGGGTCGTGGTCCATGAGCATGTCGGCGATGCCGCAGCCCACCGAGGGGCGTTCTTTCAGTTCGCCCTTGTTCAGTGCCAGTATGAGAGCCTGATTCTGCCGCAGCGTGTCGCCCACGCGCAGACCCGAGGTTATCTTGCCTTGCACGTCACGCCGCACGCGGATGGTGGGGGCGAAATCCATCAGTTGTATTCCGTTCATTGCCTAATGCTTTATTTTCGTATCTTCGTAATCGCTGCGGTTCAGAGGCTGTGCCGTCTTGAGCGGCGGCCCAGTCGGCCCGTGAAAGCCTTGGTGGGTGTGGGCGTTGAACGCCTGCACCAGCTCGTTAATCTTCTGCGTTAGCTGCTCGACGTTTACCAGGCCGCCCAGCTTGCCGCCGTTTATCGTGATGCTCTCCGCGTGGTCGATGGCCAGGACAACGAGCTGTGTCAAGTCGCCCGACAGGCTGCCTACGATTACCGCGCTGCCCGCCTTTGGCGTTACGAGCATCTGCCCGCCGTCCGCAGCTTCCGAAGCGCGCAACCGCACGTCCGGTACGGCAATACCGCCAATCTCCACTTCGCAGGTCAAGCCGCTAACCTTGCGCACGATGCCCTGCATCAGTGTGATATAGGCCTTGCCTGCTGCGCTGCGCACCAATTGCGCCAGTTCCTTGTAGTTGTCCATGTTGCGTTAGCTTAGCCTGAATCCTAGTTCTATCTTTCGCACACCGCCATTTTCGGAGAACTCCGTAGTGACGGCTCGCACGTAGTACGTGCCGTCCTTATGCGGATAGTCGGCATCATGCAGCGTGGCCGTATCGCCTGGCACGCATTGCGGCACGAGCCAAGTGGTAATGCTGCCGTCGTAACCGTCGAAGCTTCGGCGGCGCACTTCGGCCTCGCCGCGCGCCTGCATCGATGTGGTGTCCGTAACGCGGCATTTCACCTCCACCTTCTCGCCACCAATGCTGCCCACTTCCACTTCCTTCACTTTGCCATCGGGCATCAACGCTTTTACCACCACGCGCACCTTCTTGTCTTCGGCGCGTCGATAGGTGAGGTCGGCATCTTCAATGTTGAGCGCGAAGTCGTATCGCCGCTCCGTGCCCGTCACCTCGCCTGGGGGATGTACATGCAGTGTGCCGTCTTGCAGGTAGATGTCCGCGCCGCATTCTTCCTGCACCTTCTTCAGTACGTCGTAGCCGGTGGCGTCGTGGATGACGAACTTGGCGTAGGTCCAGGAGTAAGAGCAGTTCACCTTGTAATCACGGCCAACGCCCTTGATTACGTGGCCTAGCAGGTCGGCCAGCGAAACACCCTTCAGCACGGCGTTGGGAATGTCCTTCCTGAACGTGAACAAGTCGTCCTCACAGAACAATTTGATGTCGCCCCCGTCAGTGGCTATGCGTTGCAGCCATCCGCGGAACTCCTCCACCAGCCCTGTTTCCTTGTATCCGAACTTCACCGTTACGGCATCGCCACGCCTTATGCGGCTCTCCACGTCAAGTGCTTGGTTGAGTTGCGCACCAGGCAGGGCTATTTCGCACGTGTCGGCCAGCAGCTCCACGCTCTTGTGCACACTAACTGCGGCGATCAGGCCGAGCTTGTAATTGCCGATGGTGATGTCGTATGCCATTGTGTACATGTGGTGAGTTCTTGGGTCGGTGAGTCTATGAGTTATTCGTTCATACCTAGCAGCAACTTGTATATGTCGTCGCTATACGCCTTAATGGAGTAGTTCTGGTTGGCTTCGCCTGCCGTGAAGGGAAATTCCCAACTCTCGATGACCAGGCGAGATATACCGAACACCTCCAATAAGGGAGACAAGGCCGTGACGGAGGCCGCCTCGCAGAAGTTCTTGAGCCGGGCCACGTCGGCCGAAGCGTATCGGCCGTCGGTGCCGATAAGCACGCCCTCGATGGTGATGTCGTAGTCGTCCTGCGCCCACCGCTCCTTGATGCTGCCGCGTATCAGTCCCTTGTTCACCTGCCTGCGCTTGATGATGTGCCTGCCCGTGATGCTTACCATCGGTTCGAAGGGCAGTAGCCATTCTTGTGCGCCGGGCTCTTCCAGTTTCAGGCTCAACGGCATGGCCATCGGCAGCCCCAGGGCATTGGTGCGAACCATGTCGGCAAGCTCGGCGTCGCTCATGGCGCGGAGGGCCGCATAGTCACCCTCGTCAACCTGGCGTATGCCCGCATCGCGGAACAGCCAGTAGGGAGGTACCTTGCCGCCCGTTATGCGGAGTGCCATATTCTCAAGCGCAAAGCGCGTTACGTTGTTCATGTGCTGATGAGTTTACTGGTTTATCCGCGGTCGGTGCTGGTGGCGATGGCCAGCGCGCGATTCATGCTTTGCACAACTATCCTTTCCAATTCGGCCGTATCAGCCTTATCCGTCATGTGCACGTGCAGCGTGTCGAAGAACTTGGAGATGTTCATCGTGATGCTGGTGGAGCGTCGGCCGCCTGTGGCGATCTCCTCGGCCGAGCGGCGGCCTTTCTTGCCTTTGGCTTTCTTGTCGTCCTTACCTGAGCCGAACACCACGTCCCCGACTGCCGCACTGCCCTTGAGCCCTGGTGTGGAGAGAGCTGAACGCTCGCCTTTCTTCATCTCCTTCTGCTTGTCCTTGGCACGCTCTGCGGCCAGGTTTTTCTGAAACGTGCCGCCGATGCCGCGCACGGTGCCCACAGTGTTCTTCACCAGTTGCACTGCGCTGTTCACGCCAGAGACGTTCTTCACGCCCTCTGCAAAGTCGGCTGCCGCACCCTTGAAGTCGCCCGAGAATAGTTTGGAGAACGCCTTGGAGAGCAGCCCTACGCCACGAATGAGTTCCTTGATGCGGTCCACCACATAGGTCTTGATGAGATCGCCGAACTTGCGCCACACGTCCCACATGGTGATGAGAAATGCGCGGAATCCCGCAAACTTTGTCCAGCAGTAGACGATGACGGCTATGAGCGCGGCCACGCCTGCGACGATGAGCCCTATGGGGTTGGCCGTCATGGCCACGTTGAGCAGCCACTGCGCGGCCGTCCATATCTTCGTACCGGCCGTTACCAGCGTGGTGATGGCCTGGTAGGCGGCCAATGCCATCGTGTACGTGCGGAAGACGGCCCACACCGCCAGCACCGCACCGCCCAGGATCATGAATGCCGTGCGGAACCGCACCACGAACCCGATGCCTGCGGAGATAGCCGAGAAAACGGCCTGAAAGACGGCGAATACCTTGGGAATGGCAGCGGTTATCTTCTCCACAACCTCGGCGATGGGCGTATTAACGCTCTGCGATAGGTCTATTGCACCCTGCTTCACTATGTCCATCAGCGTGCTGAACTTGCCCGAGAGCGTCTGGCTCTGCTTGTCCATCATGCCGTTGAACTTGCCGCCCGCATCAGTGGCATGGGCTATGGCTTGTTCCACATTCCGATACGTTATCTGCCCCTTGGCCATCTTATCCTTGAGCTTGTCGACGGATATGCCGGTCATCTGTGACAGTTCCTGTATGGGGTTGAACCCCGCGTTGATGAACTGCAGAAGGTCTTGCCCCATCAGGTAGCCCGTGCTCGACACCTGGCCCATCACCAGCGAGAGGGCCGACATCTTATCCTTGTCGCCACCCGATATGTCGCCCAGCTGGCGCAGCAGCGGCAGCACCTTGCCCGTCTCGACGCCGAAGTTAAGCATGGTCTGCGCGCTTTGGGTGAGGTCCATCTTGCCGAAGGGCGAGTGTGCGGCGAAGTTGTTTATCTGTCGCAGCATCTCGGCGGCCTTACGCTCGCTGCCCACCAGCGTGGTGAAGGCCACGTTCACGCTCTCCGCTTGCGCGCCCAGCCGAACCATCGCCCCGACGCCCGCGCCAATCATGGTGTAGGGGTTCATCAGGAACTGCATGCCAGGTATCGACATGAGCGCGCCCTTGAATCCGTCGAACGAGAAAGCCTTCCGCAAGCCGCGCCCGACAACCGATGCTTTTCGGTTGATGGAGTCGAGCTGCCGCTCCGTCTCTCTTGCTACCGATACGACATTACCCTTATCGGCGTTGAGTTTGATGAGGAATTTCAAAACATTATCCATCTATGCTTTTCGCTTTTGCTTCTGCTTTCCTTATTTCGCCCAAATACTTGTACGTATGCGCCCACTCCTCGTCCGAAAGCGTATCGGGGTCGAGGTGCAGGTAGTAGCGCATCACGGTGTTGAAGAAGAGGATGTCGAACCCATCGGACACGTCCACCTCGGCATCCTCTAAAGCTTTTTTATCTCAGCCTCCTTAACCTCCAACACGTCCTGCATCTTCTGTATGGCCGCCAGGAAGAGCGAGTCGTCGGTCTTAATTTCTTCGTCGCCCACCACCCAGAGTTGGTTGAGCATGGTCTCACTCATCTTGATGGGGTCTTTGAGCACGCTGACGTAGCTCAGGTCCTGGCGCGTGGGGCGGTGCAGGATGCAGCTCTTACCCTCGACAGTTATTTCGAAGAGTTCGCCGTGCTTGGCTTTCCACTCCTCTATCTGTTGTTTCGTATATTTCATAATCTCGGTGTTTGGTTTTACGCCTATTTCTTATCGATGAAAACGAAGGGGATGGTCTTCTCTTGGAACTTGTCCCCCTGCTTCCACTCTGTGTTATCTTCGGTGAACTCCACGCCCACTAGTATGTCGGTGCTGATGGCGTCGCCATGCGTAGGGTTACCATAAGCAACCACCACGTCAAGCTGGGCTGCGAGGATGTCGCCCTTGGCGGCTTCACGCAAGGCGAGGTATTCGCTCTGCAACAGCGTTATCTCGCCGCTATAGTCGTAGTTGCCACTCTGCACTGCGTGCGGGCGGTTGCCCTTGGCGTAGAGCAGCTCCTTCTCCTTCTTAATGTTGTACTTGATGCCACGGATGCCGGTAACGGGCCGTCCGCCCATCACCACGGAGATGTCCGCCCATTCGTATTCTCTGCTGTTGAACATTGCCTTTTAGTTTGAAGTGTGAGGTGAGTGGGCGCGATGCCCACCCACGAAATGTTACTTACCTGCCGTTTCAACCTGGAATCCCAGCTTCACGTCCACGTAGCGTGCGTATCCGAAGGGGCGCACCTTTAGCGTGAGTTCCACCTTAGATGTGGCCAACACGTTCTGCTTGGGGTCGATATAAGCCTTGCAGCCCGCACCCTCGGCATCTGCGGAGAGTTCGCCCTGCGCCGTCATGGCGCGGTTGACGGCATTCTCCATCATCTGTTGCCAAGCCATAATTATGCCGTGCTGCAGCGTGCCGTCCTCGTTCACGGGGAGTTCGTCCAACATCAGGTCGAGCAGTGCGGCATAGGCGATGCGGTAGGCCTTGTCGATGGTACGCCGCGCGGTGATGTGGGCGTAGTCGTCGGTGGGGACGCACGCCAGGCGGTCGTCGGTGAAGAAGTAGCCGGCCTTGCCCACGTACTTGCGCGGGGTGATGTAGCCGGCATCGTATAGGTCGCTTACGGCCGAGGCGTTCTCTTCCACAGGCTTGTCACCCAGGTACATGGCCACTGGTTTCAGCGCACCATCCTTAACGCGGCCGATGTTGCGCTGCACGGGTACGGAGCCCAGTCGCCCGGCCATTACGCCCACTGCCGCACCCTCGGATGCCTTCACCGTGTCGCCGATGAGCACGCCCACGCGGTTGTAGGCTTCGCCGTGCAGGTCTTTCACCGCACCGCCCTTGTAGCCGCGCCCCTCGATGACGATGAAGAGCGGGGCGTAGAGCTGCGTCGTGGCCCATTCGGCCAGCTGCTGCGCCTTGGGCAAGGCGGTGAAGAGGTCCTCATCCAGCCCATTGGTGGTAAGGGTGGCTTCGCGTCCGTCGCCGGCAACGAATATGCCGCGCAACGCACCGTTCTGCGCCGTAACGAGTTCCTTGACAACGCCCGTGTCCTTATCGAGCAGCTCGGTGAACGTCTTCGTCTTGTCCACAGGGAAGATGACGAGCTTCGTACCCTCCTCGGCCTCGGTATAGAACTCCTTCACGTGCTTATGCAGGCGGGGGTTGTTCTCGGGGATAACGCCCAGCTTGGCCAACTCATCGAACGAATGCAGGGTGTAGGCCTTGTCCAATTCCATTTTCGTGGTAACGGCAGATGCACCGCACACCAGGGCGAACAGGCCGTCGGGGCTCTCGCCCACGGTACCCAGCTGGCCGTTGAGAAATTGTATCTTAATTCTTGGTAACATACGCCAATCCTTTCTTATTTAGCTGCCTCGGCCAAAAGGTAGATGCCTTTCTTGTCGTATCGGCGAACGGAGCCGCCTGTGCGGAGTAAGAACGAATAGATGTCGCCATAATACATCGGATTGTTCGTCGAATCGAACATCTTCACCTCTCCAAGAGCACGGCTCACCGATTTGTCGTGCCAAGCCAAAGCTGCGGCCAGCTCTCCAGCAATGGCTTCCTCACCCCAAGGCAGCAGCGTCTTGTCGGTCTTCACACGGAGAACCTTGCTGCGCTTCATGATGTTGAGCCCGTAAAGATTACCCAATACACCTGTCTGCATGTTTGCAGAATTTTGGAACATCCACTTGTCGCTCTCAGAGAGGTCGGCCAACAAGTCGGCGTACATGTAGGCGTCAAGCAGCAGGTAACGCCCTTCTTCGGGTACGTTGTCTGCGTCCATTCGGGTCATGATGGCCAACAGATCTTCCTTGGTAATGCGCTTGCGCTTACCTGTGGCCGTATCTGAAGTGTGAGCATTTCGCTCCGTTGTGCCGGTGGTAAGCAGCACGTTGGACGCAGGCACGCCCTTACCCCAACGCTCGAGCAGGTTCTCGTGCGCAGTGTTCTGTAGCTGAGCCCGATCGTTGCTGATGATGGAAGTGCGTTTGTCATACGATAGTTCCACCATGTCGATGTTCGGAATGTAGATGGGGTCGGTAGTTAGTTCATCGATCTCGTACTCCAAATCGTTGTCTGTGCGCTGGTTCACCGATGCGGGTTTCACCGTTCTGTTCTTCTGCACCTTCGAGGGCGCGCCGGCGTTGGGGATGATAACCTTGTGGGCACTCACGAATGCGGAGTCGTCCACGGATTTTGAGGCGAAACTGTTGTCGGGGTAGAGGTTCTCGACAAGCGTGGTCTGCCAAATACTGATATTCAATGCCATTTTATTGCTGTTTTAATGTTGTTATAATGTCGTCCTATTCCTTGTAGTCGAGGCCGAACTTCTCCTTGTACTTGGCCTTGAATGTCTCGAAGTCCGCATTGCGCAGCTCCGATAGCTTGCCGGCCTTGTCCAGTTCGTCCCAGCTTTTGCCGGCCAAGTTCGCAGGCGAACCGGTCTCATCCCTGAGTTCGTCTACTATGCGGCGGAAGGGACGTGCCTTCATGCTCGCAAGCAACTTCTCCGTGTTCTCGCGGTCGGTTTTCATCAACGCCATAAAGGCTTCCTTCTGCTCGGCGATGATGCGATGTTCGGCAATCGCCTTATCCACGACGGCTGCGATTTCCTTGTTCTCAATGTCCTGCAGTTTCTTCTTGTAGCCCTCCACGGCTTGCGCTAGGGAATCGGCCTTGGCGGCCTTGTTCTCCAATTCGCGAACGTGCGCGAGTACGGCATTCTCGTCGGCCAAGTTGGCGAACGAGGGGATGCCCTTCAATGATTCTAATAATGCCATTCCTTTGTCTTTGCTTTGTGGCTGATTTCTCAGCCTGTTGTTGAAATATGTATATATCTCATCGGTCGAGCCAGCGTTCACCGCCTCGCCGTCCATATCGTATATGCCATCAATGAGTTTCATCGAGAGTGCTTCCTGTGCGGAAATCCAGTGGTCCTTCTCGTCGAAGTACTTGGCCAGCACCTCGTCCTTCTTCATCCCGCACCGCCCGGCAATCATCGAGGCGAGATCGCCTTGTAGGTTCTCCATTACCTCGGCCATCTGGCGCAGCTCCGATGCGTTGCCCCATGTGCCGCCGCTCACGGCGTGCAGCATCAGCTTGGCGTATGGCGACATGTAAAGGGGCTTGCCACACAACGCGATGATGCCCGCGATGCTCGCCGCCACGCCGTCAATATAGACGGTAATGTCCGCCTTGCTCGTGCGCAGAGCGTTGTATATGGCGATACCGCTGAAGACGTCACCGCCGCGGCTGTTGATACGAACGTCAATCTTGGAGTACTGCGCTTGCAAGGCCATCAGTTCGGCCACCACGCGCCCACTGTCCACGCGCTGCCCGTCGCCTACGTCGCCGTATAGCAGTATGGCGACCTCTCCGTCACCTGGGATTATATTGAAGAATTTCTTTTGCACCGTATTTTGATTTTTCGGCAAAATTAAACTGAAAAAACGAGCCTAAAAAATCGTAAAAATATGGTGTAATACGGAATGTACACCATTGCAATTCAGGCGTATATGGTTAATTTGCAATTTTACGATTAGTGAAAAAAGGGGGAAATTTGCATACAAAATTAGAAATGGATGGCAAAGACAAATATCGATAAGAAGAGCATTGCACGCTCACTATTTTTGGACGGAAATTACACCCAAGAGGAAATTGCCGATAAGGTTGGCTCCACCCGTCAGACCGTCAGCCGATGGATACGTGAGGGCAACTGGGAAGAGGTTAAGGCATCCGTGGCCATCACCCCCGCACAGATAATCTCACAATGGAACAGGCAGATAATAGAGGTGAACAATGCCATCGCCGCACGCGGCGAGGGGCAACGATACGCCACGCCCGCCGAGGCCGATGCGCTGGCCAAGCTGGCAGGGGCCATCAACAAGCTGCAGAACGACATCGGCGTGAGCGACTGCGTGTCCGTGGCCATGCGTTTCCTAACATGGCTGCGCCCGCTAGACGTCGAGGCGGCCAAGCAGTTCAACAACCTATTCGACGCATTCATTAAAGACCAAACCACACGCGGATGAAAGCAAAACATACGGACAAGCAAGCATTGGAGCTGTGGCGCAGGTTTCATGAGGGGCTGGCCAAGGACGTGCCGGTGGACGAGGGTCTGTCGCGATATGAGGTAGAACGCCGGCGAAAGGAACTGGAACGCGACCCCGTGGAGTGGATACACTATTTCTTCCCAGCCTACGCCAAATACGAGTTCGCACCCTTCCACATCAAGGCCATACGGCGCATCATAGCCAATGACGAATGGTACGAGGTGCTGTCGTGGAGCCGCGAGCTGGCCAAGAGCACCGTGGTGATGTTCGTGCTGATGTACCTTACGCTAACCAAACGCAAGCGGTTCGTAGCATTGGCCGCGGCCACCATCGATGCGGCCGAACGCCTGCTCGCACCTTATAAGGCCAATTTTGAGAAGAACCCGCGCTTGATGCAGTTTTACGGCAAACAGGAAACCATCGGGGCGTGGACAAACACGGAATTCGCTTGCGCATGCGGGGCGAAGTTCATCGCCCTGGGTGCAGGCTCTGCGCCGCGTGGTATGCGCAACGAGGCCATACGCCCCGACGTGTTGTACTTCGATGACTATGACACCGACGAGGACTGCCGAAACCCCGTCACGCTTGACAAGAAGTGGCAGTGGGCCGAGCGGGCACTTTACCCGACGCGCTCCATCTCGGAACCCACGCTGGTGCTGTGGTGCGGAAATATTATCGCTAAGGACTGCTGCATAACGCGCGCTGGGGCACTGGCCAATAGTTGGGATGTGGTAAATATACGCGACAAGCATGGTCGTAGCACTTGGCCACAGAAGAATACCGAGGAACAGATAGACCGAAGCCTCTCGAAGATCTCGGTGCGCGCCCAGCAGGGCGAGTACTTCAACAACCCCGTGGCAGAGGGCAAGATATTCAAGAACCTGCCTTTCGGTAAGGTGCCGCCCTTGAAGAAGTTCCGCTTCCTTATAGGTTACGGCGACCCCGCATATTCCGACAGCAAGAAGAAAGGCAGCTCCACCAAGGCCTTATGGCTGGTGGGCAAGTATAAGGGCGTGTACTACGTGATTAAGGGCTTTCTCGCACGTGAAACCAACGCCAACTTCATAGGTTGGTACTTTGAGTTGGACAAGTACGTGGGTGGAAAAACCAACGTGTATTGGTATATCGAGAACAACAAGCTGCAAGACCCTTTTTATCAGCAGGTGTTCAAGCCCCTGCTGCGCGATGAGTGTGCAGCGCGTAAGACGCAACTCTTCATCCGCGAGGACACGCGCAAGAAGACGGACAAGGCAACGCGCATCGAGGCCAACCTGGAGCCGCTCGACCGTCTGGGCACGTGGGTTTTCAATGAGGAAGAAAAGGACAACCCCCACATGCAGGAGCTGATGAACCAGTTCAAGCTCTTCGAACTCACCCTGCCATACCCTGCCGACGGCCCCGATGCCGTGGAGGGCGGGGTGACGACGGTGGACCAGAAGACGGGCGAGCTGGAACCCACTTACACCATCGCGCTTAACGATGAGGATATGAATAAGGACAACCCATTTATGATGTAACATGAGCAATTTCATAGAGATAACCGACTACGACGCGAGCATACATCGCGAGATACTGGACAGTCTGTTGCGCCAAGGCACGACCGACTACGACCCGCAGATTGTGGAGATATGCGAGGACCGCGCCGTGCTGGAAATGCGGTCGTACTTGAACAAAAAGTACGACTGCGACAAGATTTTCTCCGCACGCGGCACCGACCGCCACGCCCTGGTGCTGATGTTCGCGCTGGACATCGCCATCTACCACATCTTCTGCCAACACAACCCCTACAAGATATCCAAGAGTAGGGAAGACCGCTACAACCGAGCTGTGGAGTGGCTCAAGGGCGTGATGCGCGGAGACGTGACCATCGACGGCGCACCGCTGCTGCCAGCCGAGGAGATTGAAGACAAGAGCCGATGGCAGATAAAGGCCGACGAAGTGCGCCCCACGCTCTTATAAGTGAAAAAACAAAAAATGGTAAAGATGAAGAACCTGAAACAAAGGCGCGCGCAAGGCCGCCGTATAATGCAGGGCGGCATGCTCGCCGCACCTGGAGAACGCCAGCCCGACGTGGTACTGCAGATGCCCGAGCTGTTCCACTTCAATTTGCAACACTACATGAATGCCGTCACCTCGGCGCGCGGCATCGATTACAGCAATCGCGTGCGCCTGTACGACATGTATGAGAGCGCGAACTTCGACCTCCACCTCACGGGCGTGATGGCCAAACGTCTGCGCGGCGTGACGCAGATACCCATCGAATTTCAACGAGAGGGGAAACCCGATGAGGAAATTAACAGGCAACTCCGCTCGCCCTGGTTCAAGGAACTTCGCAAGGAACTCATCCTCTCCGAGTTTTGGGGATTCACCCTCGTGCAGTTCCGGATGGAGGACGACGGCAATATCCGCTTTGACAGCATCAGCCGCAAGAACTACGACCCCATCCGCGGCTTGGTGCTTCGACACCAGGGCGACATCAGTGGAGTGCCAGTGGAGGAGTACGGCCACACGCTCTTCGTGGGTTCGAAGCGTGGACTGGGTATCTTCGCCGAGATTCTGCCCGCCGTGCTCTACAAGAAGGGAAATATGGGCGACTGGGCTCGGTTTTGCAACATATTCGGCATGCCCATACGCGAGTACACCTACGACGCCGGTGACGAGGAGGCGCGCAAGACGCTCATCCGCGAGGCGCGGCAACAAGGCACGAACGCGGTGTACATCCATCCCAAGGACAGCGAACTGAAATTGCTCGAGGCAGCCAATAAGACGGGCAGCAGCGAGCTGTACCGCACATTTGCCGAATACTGGGACAGCAAGATAAGCATTCGCGTGCTAGGCAACACCCTCACCACCGACGCCAAGGACACGGGTACGCAAGCCCTTGGCACAATCCACAAGGAGGAAGAGAACGAGATGAACGCCGACGACCGAGACTTCATCCTCAATATCCTCAATTACCAAATGCGCGACATCTTCGCCGAATTGGGGTTCAATACCGACGGGGGCGAGTTCGTATACGCTAAGAAAGAAAAGGTGGACACCGCGCAACAGATTGACATCGTTCAGAAATGTGCCGCTATGGGGCTGCCCATTGATGACGACTACCTATATGAGACCTTCGGCATCGCAAAGCCCGAGAATTACCAGGATCTGAAAACGAGGAAAGAGGAGGAACGTGCAGCCTTGCGCCAGCAGCTTGCCCAGCAGGGCGAAGAACCCACAACTCCCGAACCGCCCACACGCAAAACCCCGACGAACGCCCTGCGCCGTTTTTTCGGCCTAGCCCCGACACCCATCGGGGCGGACAACGACTTCTAATTGACAACCTCTACTATGGTGACGGGCAGTGCGGGTGTCACGCGCATTTCCACAACGCCGAAGGCGGCGTGGAGGTTTCGGCCGACCTGCTGGGCGACTTCCTACACACCATTTACGAGGGTTTTGACACCTCCAAAGAAATCGAGCCGAAGATTTGGCGTGAGCTACAACGCACCATGAACGAGGCGGCAGCCGAGGGGCTGGCACGCGGCGAATACCAACCGCGACACAACGACCGTTTCCTAGACGCCATGCGCCACGGCAACGAGGTGTTCGCGGCGTTCAAGGTACATGCGATGGGCAAGGCGATGGCCGACAAGCTGCGCGATGCGAACGGCAATATAAAGCCGTTCGAACAGTGGTCGAAAGATGTTCAAGCGATTTCGTCGCACCACGTCGGCGCGTGGCTGCGCACCGAATACAACACGGCCGTGCTGCGCGCTCATGCCGCGGCCGACTGGCAGGAGTTCGTTGAGAACCGCGACATCTTCCCCAACCTCCGTTGGATGCCCACAACGTCGCCCGATGCCGAGGCCTCGCACCGCTCATATTGGGAAAAGAAACTCACCTTGCCAATCGAGCATCCGTTCTGGGAAAAGCACCACCCGCAAGACCGCTGGAACTGCAAGTGCATGCTCGAAGCTACCGACGACCCCGCCACGCCTGTCGACGTGGTGGAGGACATGCCTACGCCGCAGCCGCAGCGCGGACTCGACAACAACCCCGGCAAGGACGGTCACCTTATCAACGACACGCACCCGTATTTCCCCGATAACTGCGCACGATGCCCATACTACAAGCCCCGAGGGATTAAGAACCGCATGCGGGCCATGTTCGTGGCGCATAAGAAGGATTGCTTTAACTGTCCGTACATTGATGGATGCATTGACCGGGCAAAAGAAGTGAAGACAATCTTGCGCGAGCGAGCCAAGGAAATAAGGAAAGAGGCAGCATATCTTAAAGAGACCACGCTACAAAACAAGGAATTCGAACACGAAGTGATAATCTCTGGTGCTGGTATTAAGGAATGGCTCAACCAACCACACAAGCATATGCGTGAGAAAAATGAACTGCTTCTGAAATTTGATGAAGTTTTCAATAAGGCCCAATATATTGGCACGACTATGGATGGGAAAGATAGGGCAGGTGTCGCTAACAACCATATTTTCGAAATTGAGCTATGCAAGGAAAAAAGTTGGATAATTGTGCACGAGATGGAATGGGGAGAGTATATGGTACATAGTATTTCTGACTCACCTACCATCAAGAAACATACTAAAAAAGAATAAGGTTTATCAGACCCTTCCCTTCGGAACTGCAATCCGACGCGGTATCTAATAAACCTTATTTCTTATGATGCAAAGATACAACTTTATTCGTTACGAACAAACTTTTTAACAAGAAAAATAATGAACGCCAAGCAAATAGCCGACATCATCGCCCGCGCTCCACTGCAGGTGGACCAGGCCATGCGCTCAGACATCCCCCGCAAGGCTGCCGTCATCGCCAAGAATCACTTTCGGCAGAACTTTCGCGATGGAGGCTTCAACAACGGCGGGCTGCACCCCTGGAAGAAGACAAGGCGACAGGATGCGGGCTCGCCGTACAAGCCGCTGACCTCGGCCACCGACAACCTGATGCGCAGCATAGACGCCGTGGCCATGCCAGGTGCGGTGATGGTTACCAACCCACGTCCCTATGCCGCCATCCACAACGAGGGCGGAAACATCGGCATAACGCCCAAGATGCGCCGCTATGCCTGGCACATGGTGTATTCTCTTGCTAAAGTGAAGAAAGGCGAGAAAATGCCCAAGGAGCTGCCGCCAATGGCGCAAGCGTGGCGCGCAATGGCCCTAACGCGCAAGACAGCCATACACATCCCGCGCCGTCAGTTCATCGGCACGAGTCACGAACTTAACGTTAAGATACGCAAGATGATACTAAACACACTAATAGAAATAGGAAATGGAATCGATTCTCGTTAACATGATAGACCACATTGCGCGTGCCCTGCCTTGGGCACGCACCGTGGACGAAGACTACGGACAGTTGGAGGGGTTGGACAATGAACAGCTGGACATGTATCCGCTGACATACCCCGCCGTTCTCGTCGACCTGCCCAGCACAGACTGGACCGACACAGGCGACATCGCACAGCGCGGAACCTGCGAGGTACGCGTTCGCCTCATACTCGACTGCTACGACGACACGCACGCTGGCAGCCAGACTACAGAAAGGATAATGCAGCGCGAGGAAAAAAGAAAAGCCCTGCACGCACTGTTGCAGGGCTATCGACCATCGGGCGAGGGCGCGCTGATTCGCACGCGCTCGCGGTTCTTTACGTTCAACCACGGCATCAAGGTTTACGAGGCTACTTATACATGCGCCATCGCCGAATCTACTCGGGAAACAGCGACAATTGCGCGCACGACTCTCTCCGTGCGGTTGAAGACCTGAACCCCTGACGCCGACTCTTCTCCACGGCCTTACCGTCTACGGTGGCACCCTCCATCAGCATGCGCCGCACGATGCGTAGCGTGGTAGCCTCGGCCAGGAAGAACTCCTCGTTAGAGAGTTTGGCGATAGTGTCATCGAAACGAAGTCGGCGGACTTCGCTCCAATAGTAGAACCGCTCGAAAAGCTTGCGGTCGCGTTCCAAAATAAGATCCTTGTTTCTCCCTCTGGCCATAATCGTTGTGCACGTTAACAATAATATGCAAAATTAATGAAAAGTCCCCGTAACAACAAGCGTTGCGGGGACTTTTTTACATTCAGGTTACAATGCAGTTACATTCGGCAGAAGCTAGGCTCAATCTTGCGCCAAACGCCCACCTCGTCGCGGCGGTGGAAGTAGAAGTTCTGCGCGTTGCGTTGCACAACGTTACTTTCTTTGAAGAGCTGCATAATCTCGGCATACTCTTGGTCGAACCTGCTCTCCAAGTCGTACAGCTTTGAGATGCTCTTATAGTCCAGATCGCCGCTCTTGTTTCGTTCCAACAGCGTCATGGCCAGTTGGTACATAGGGTCCTCAGTTCCCTTCTCCGTACGCTGCACATAACGCTTGAGATAGTCCACCAACCGTTCTGCCGCCATATCGGCGCGCTCGTCAAAGCCTTTCACCTTATTCGCAGCCACCGTCAGGCGGAACTCGCCAACCGTCATCGTAAAACCGCCCTGGCTCTCGCTGCGCAGCTGACCGTATTCGGCCATCACGTCGCGGAAGGCGCGACTTTCGTTTTCCAACCATTCGCGAAAGCCACTCACGGCCGTTACCACATCGTTCAAGCATGCCTGCACGTCTTGCGCAAACTTCGCGCGCAAGTCCTCATAGGCCTGGCGGCGGTTGTTCTTCTCCTCGTTAGCCTCGTTCTGCAGCGTGGCCAGCAATTCCTTCTTCTCCTCGGGCGAAAGGCCCTCAAGCATTTCCTTTTTCATCTTTGTTGTTTTTGTTCATTATAAAATTGTATTTCACTTTCAGCGTTTCGTGCGGACCAACCACCGTGCCTTGTTCATCGTGGTTCAATCCACCCTTGCGTTTGATGGCGCGCAGCTTTACGGTCAGTGCTTCGAGTTCGTCGACCGAAATGCGGCAAAAGCGCTTGCCCATGATGCGCGGATGCAGACAGAAGGCGTCCACACAAGGCCATTTGGTGGTGTCTACGCCAAGCTGTTGCATCAACTTGAGCACCGAGCTGCGCCGCTTTTTCAGCTCGCGCGACGCTTCGTCATCGTCTACAACGCGTTTCATGTCGCGCAGCATCACGCGGTATTCGTCAGGGTGCATCTGGCTGAGGTGGTCGGTACGGCCTTTGGTATACTGATATACCAGCGTCTGCTTGTCGGCGTAGGGCATTCGGGTCAGCAGCGCGTAGAAGTGGCGATAATTGAAGTCGGGTGGCATATTGCTTGCTTTTAATGTTGTTTGAATGTGTCTACCTCTTAGCCCATATCCCCTCTTCCCTGAAGTCGGCGTAGTTTGCCCTTACCCGTGCTAGGCTTTCGGTAAGGCCGTTGGTCAAGTCGGAAGCTTCCAGAAGGGGCATGCCGTCCATTGAGAGGTAGGTCGTGCCGTTGTGTTCCATCAGCTGCAGACGACGTCGCGACTCGTTGTCGAGCAGCTTCACACGCCGCGCCTCTATTCTCCTTGCGCGCACCTCATGCCATACTTGTATCCGCACCATCATTGTTTCGATAATCTGTTTCATTGTCTTGATTTTTAGAATAAACTTAATTGGTCTCCCGGCTGCCGGACAATCTCCAACCAAAAGTTCGGATTGATTATGCTATGGAGCGTCTGCGGGTCGATGTCGTTGAACCAATGCAGCCCATTGTCATGCCATTTCAGAGGAGAGCGCACCAAACGCGCCGAGATGTGACAGTGTGCAGCCCTGGGTGTTTCGGGCTGTCCCGTTAGCCATGATGGACGCGAGCAGTGACAATCATCAACGATTCCTACGACCTCGTAAACTCTGTCGACATAATTCGATTCGTGTCCAACCCAGTGCACCTTAAATTTATCTCCCTTGTGTATCATTAGTAACCTCGCTCCCCTCTGTTAAATAAAATCTAATCCCCATTTTCGCTGCCCGCTGCTCCAACGTTGCCGAACGGCGCGTGTCGGTGGTTATCGTGGCGTCCGACGATGCGCGGGGCACCACATAGCCACGTTTGCGAAGCCTGTTGCGCAGACATATTTTCGCTTTTGGGGCTTTCACCACGCGCAGTGCGGTCTTCTGTTCCAACCCGAAGGCCACCCGCCGGCGTTCGGCCATCACCGTGCGCTTGCGTGTCTCTGCACTCATCTGGTTTATTTTGGATAAAGCTTCCGCCGACAGTCGATCCTTATTTCCTATGCCAGGTTTAAACCGGTAGGCCTTGCCGTACTTCAGCAAATTGGCCTTGCCTGCGTTACCTTGCCCGCGGGTGGCTCGTACGGCGTGCTTAACAGCATTAGCCTGCATCGCACGTACGAACTCCGCGTTCTTCTCCAAACCCATTTCGCGCGCCAGGCGCACTGCTGTACGCAGCGACACCCCGAGGCGACATGCCACCTCTTCGTTCTTCGTATGGGCGAAATGCTCTTCCATCCATACCCGCTCCTCGTCCGTGAGCGTCATCTTTCCCCACTTCCCGCGTATCATGGCACATGCGTTTCGAATAAAACCTCTATTCCGCAGCTGCTGGCCACGTCAAGTTCCAGCTTCGCGCCCTTGCTCAATTCCCATCCGCGCAACATGTAGATCTTACCGCATTGCAGCAACATGCCGATATCCACGCGCATGTGGCGTCGCCAATCTTCACTATCGGGCAGTCCGTTGTCGAAGGGGTTAACTGGAGTAAAACCTTCCTCTCTCAACTTATGGGCAGCAGCTGCGAATGCAGCCTTGCGCTCGTCGATGTCGTGATGCGCTATGGCACCGCTGATGTAAATTCGCTTGTTGTTCATCTTCTTATTATTTTAATTTTGTAAAATCGTTTTGGAAATATCCCTATTCTCACGAACTGGGATATTATTGCTACTTTTGTAGCGTTAAATCAAACATAATTAAATATGAGCGTAAATAATCCTTTCTACGCGTTACTCTCCTCAGAGTACGCCAAAATCAAGTGTCCTGTCTGCGGCAATTCGCCCAGGTTGGAAATCTCGTCTTATAAAGAGTTCAGTGTGAACTTTTGCGGACACCATGAGGTGGAGCCACTCATAGAGGAGGCCGACCAAAGGTGCGTTGCAAAATCAGGAGCAGAAGCCCCCCGAACCATGCGGCTTGTCCCACCACCTAAAAAATAGCGTCATGTCGACGTTTATGTCCAGCTCCTGCTCCGGCAGGTCGGCGATAACCCCTTCCAGGTATGCCTTCAGTTCGGCAGATTTCATTGTTTTGTTCTTTTCCTGATAAAACAGGCCTGTTCTTCTCTTTCCCATAACTCCTTTATTTAATTGTTAATCACATGTGCGCGGCAAGGCTATTCACTCCCCTCTCCCCCTTGGAGAGAGGCTGGGGGTGAGGCTTCCGTTCCCATACCTCACCGCCCCCTCTTCCCAAACAACGAAGCCTTCCCCGTGATGTTCATTTTCACGCCCCATACAGAGCGCAACGAAGCCCGAAACGCGCACCTTAACGCCGGCAATGTAGCGAAGACGAACGGCAGGCTTGCCCATCGGTGCGCTCTTGTGCTCTTGCGATACGTATATAAACGTCTTCTGCGGGAAACGCGCCTTCAGTGCCATTGCCTCTTCGTATGTCCATTCGGCCACCTGAAAACTGTCTATCACCACGAAACGCGGGCTCTTGTGCTTGGCTAGCCGCTCGGTGAGTGCCTCTATCTTCGTGTCTTCGATGATGAAGAAGCGGCGGTTCACGTCCTCCATGTGGAAGAGTTGCAGGCGACGTTGAAACGACTGGCGTATGCCCTCCTCGCCGCTCACATACAGCACGCGGCCGTATTCGCACAGTTTCTTGGCGAGCTGCATCACGAACGAACTCTTACCCTGGGCCGATGCACCGCTGATGAACCACAGCTCGTTGAGTGCGGGCCGGCCGAACACACGTTGCCACTCACCATCCCAGGGCAGGGTCTTGTATCGTTTCTCACCAACTTCACGCGGAGTGTACGCTCTTGTCCTGGCCATCAGTTTGCTCGTTTAAGTTTCTCTATCTCTGTGTAAACGCGGCGCAGCCCTCCGCCCGTGCGGCGTACGATGGCGGCGATGTCCGTGCCTGTCGGGGCGTTCACCTTGGCCACGATGCGGGCCTGTTCGGCTAGGAAGGCGTCGCGCTCGCGGCCGTCGTCGGGCGTAACCTTCGAGTAGCGGTCGCCGTATCGGCTCAACATCTCGGTGTAGCCCACCTTCTTGCACTCGATGGAGCGGTTTATCTTCTCCTTCAACCCGTCGGCACCCATCATGTACCAGGCGCAGGCGCGTTCGGTGGCGTTCCACAGGGCCTTCAACTCGAGGAAAGCCTCGTATTGCAGGTCGCCCGCCTCGTCTAGGATGATGAGGGGCTGCTCGATGGAGCGCAGGTAATACACAAGGTCGTCGTACACGTCGGCATACCGTCCGCGGGCGTTCACGCCGAACTCTGCTGCAATCTTGCGCACCAGCTTAAGCTTGGTCTTCACCTGGCTGCAATCGATGTACACCGCGTTGGCGTGTGTCTGCACATACAGGCGTGCGGTGAATGTCTTGCCGATGTTGGGCATGTCGCACAATATGCCGCTCGTGCCGCTCTGCTGGTAAAATTCAAGCTGTGCCATAACGAACTGATATACAGGCGTGCGTGCCGCCTTCCACTCGATGCTGGCTCGCAGCTCCACACCCAGACGGCGGGCTATCGATATCCAATTGGCGTCGCTCAGCGTCTTGTCGGTCTGGCCGTTCTTCAGTGCGCTGTACACGCTCGTGCTTATTCCCAGGCTTGCGGCGTGCTTGGCGTCGCTCGGGTAATTGGTGCGGTTGGCGGCCACGGCTGCCAATATCCGCTGTTTGGTGTCTTGTGTCATGTTTAAATGCTGTTTTAATGTCGTTCGATTATCGTTAGTTTGTCGTTATGTGGCATCCACGCCCGCCCTGCTCCAGTCCGTTGCCATTATCGGGGGCAACGGCAGCTCTTCCTCTGCCTGCGGCGTGGCCACTTCCAAATCCTCTTCATCTTCTACCGTCAGTTCCACCTTGGTCTTCATCACGCCCACGCGCCGGATGGCGTTGTCGGTTACGTATTTCCTAAAACCGGCCACCTTCTTCTGCTGCTCGATGAATTTCACCACATCTTCTGTCGTCTGTTCGGCCATCACGCGGTTGAAGGTCTCAACCCTTTCCACCTTATCTATATAGCGGTCGCCCTGGTAGAGGTACACGTCCGTAGGCTGTCCCTCTTCATCCGGCAGGTAATAGGCCGTCACCTTGTAGTTGTTCGGTGCGAGACGTTCCAGTGCTGCGGTGTTGCTCAGCCACCAGTCTTCGTGTGCCACGCGTACGGTGGAATTGCGGCGGATGCTGGTTTCCACGGCCTCGCCGATGTACAGGGCGAGCGTGCGTGCGTCGTATGGCAGTAGTGTGGGGTTCACGTTGGCCACCAGCACCTGCCATCGTGTCATGCCGGGGTAGCGTTTCTGGTCAGGGTGCAGCGTGTTGTTCCACTGGGCGCAGTCGGCGCGGTCGTCGGCCACCAGCTCCTCCCATGTGTAATACTTGCGGTCCTCGTAGGTGTGGTTGTCCGCATCGCTTATCTTCTTCTGCTCAACGCGACGTTTACCCTTGTTGTGCCATCGCCCTATGCCCTCGTGGTTCTTGTGCGCGATGGTTGTCTTGAATGCCCCGTTAAGGTTCTCCGCCCCTTTCTCCTGTGAGTTCTGCGGGGCGCAGAAGCGTACGAACTGAAACACCTCGCCAGCGCGGAGGAAACCGTCGCGGTACTTCACCATCAGGTGGTTTTCCACCTCGATGCCGGCCGGTACGCCCCAGCCGTGGCGCGCTATCAGGCGAAACATGTCGCGGAAGCAGTCCACCACCAGTGCCTGGTCCTTGTCGCGCCCGTAGGCCAATCCGATGCGGCATTGGCTCACCGTGTCGTAGGCGTAATAGGCATGCACGTACTTGCCGCCTCTCATGCGGCGTGGCAGGTCCACGTCGTCCATCGTTATCTGCGAGAGCGAGAACTGCCCATTGTGGCGGTGCATGTGGGGCATCTGCTCGTGCATGAAGCTGGTGTGCGTCAGCAACGCGTGCTCGATGAGCAGCTTGTTCTTGGGCACGTTCAGCACGTTGTTGATGGTGGCCTCGCTCAGTGTCTTCGGCTCGCCGTTCTTCAGCGTAAAGTCGTCCGGGCAGAACAGCTCGCCCGTCTCGGGGTCGTACACCTCCAGTTCGCCACATACGAAGCTCAGGTACATCTCGTGCACATGGCTGTTGTAGGGCTTATTGGGCAGCACGGCCAACCCCAGTATCAGCCGCTCCGTCTTGTGGTCCACCTTGCGCGCGCTTTGGTTGCCGAACTTCCCGCTTATCAGGCACGCGTAGCCCTTTTTCTTGAACTCCGCCACCTTCTTACGAAAGCGAAGGGTGGATGTGGGCAACGTGTGGCCGTACTCCTGTTTCAGAACGTCGATGGCCTCGGCCATCATGTCCCAGTCGTATGCCTCACCCATCACCGTGTGCTGTGCCTTCGCGCTGTTGTACAGGGCGACGGCCGCGCTTATCACGCCTGCGTTCACGGTGTACTCCCTCACGTGCCGCCGGGGCAGCTCAACGCCGCATTGCGCAGGGTCGGAGAAAAAGGCGTAGGCGCGCTGGTCGTAGTCGTAGTTCTCGCGCACCCAGTTCACCAGCCGCACGATGCGCAGGTTAGGGTAGGCGCGTTTCACGGCCTCCTTCATCGCAGCCGGCAGCGTGTCCACGGCCACAAGGGCGTAGTTGCCTAGGCCGCGGGCGGTGCGGGCGACGTCGAACTTTTTGCGTATCGCCATCTTCTTGTAGTTGGCCTCGCTCACAAGTCCCCGCTCCACCAGCTCCTTCGCAGGGATGCACAGCCGGCCTTCGTAATACTCTACCATAGCCATGTGCCTCCTTTACCTCAGCACCGTAACGCGCTCCGCGCCGTCCACCTTTGCGGCCAAGCGTTGCAGCTCCTCATAATCGTCTATCAGCCCGGGGCACTGCTCCTTCTTCACCAGGCGGCCGTTCTTCTCTATCGTCACCACCCCGTTGCGGAACACGGTCATCACCGTGCCGCGCGGGAAAAACTGACGCATCGTGCCGTCGGCCAGGTGGATGGTCTCCATGTCCAGGCAGTCGTCGGCCATCGACACGCCCCCGTTCTTCATGGCAGACTCCCTGATGCGCTTGGCCGTTGGCGAGTTGCCGCGCCGCTCGTCGTACGTAAGTGCGTTGAACAGGCTGCGCTCCCCAGCCCCGAACTGTTTCATAAGTTTCTGCTTAACCTCGGCGGTCACCACTATCTTCCTTTTCATCGTCTTTCTTCCTTTATGTTGTTTTTTTTCATTAACTTTATGCCCGAATTTCAAAATGGAACAAATTATGGACACAAACAGATACCTTTTCAAAGCGACGGTTACAATTCGTCAAGGACGGCAAGCCACCACGAGGTCTGAGACTGACTTGGTTCAGTTCTCCGAACAAAGCATTGAAGCGCATCTGACTCCACTAGCCTTGTCTTGTAGCCATAGCCTTTCTTATTACTATCCCGACGAGGATGCTGAAATGAATGGCGTCGACCATGTGGAACTGAACCTTCGCATTGAGCGTGAGTGCAAACGCTTCCGCTCTGTGGTTGACTATTCCCAGATAGTTCGCGCTCTATGCGATCTATTCGACGGCGTAGGCGGCATGCACATCTCCTGCATTCTTGAAGAGCCGCGAATAATTTCTCCTTGTCTTGACGATTGATGTTTTTCTCCCTTTTCATATTCTCTGCCCGTTAAGTTCTTCTTCGTTCCCATTCCCTATGAAGTCCAGCATCATCTGGTATTGCTCGCACATGCGGCGTTTGGCTTCCAGTTCGTTGATGTTGGCCAGAGCCACAGACGTCATGACGTCCCCCCTCACGCTCGCTTCCAGCAGCAACGCCTGCGTGCCGTCCACCCTGTTGCGCAGGTATTCGCGCAGCTTGCCCGAGTCGCCCTCGCCAATGCGCACCAGCAGGCGTTCGAACTCCAACTTGTACACCTGCATCTTGTAGGCGTCTTCCGAGTGCCAGCGGAAAAAACGTTCGTAGTCTTCCGCCATAACCTCCTTGTACCGCTCCAAGTCCTTGGCCATGACAGCCAACTTGTTCTCCACGTCCTTGGCCAGCAACGCCAGCTTGTTGTTCTTGTTTTCTGTGCTCATGTGTGTATCTCCTTTTTATTTGTTAAGTTCGTAAATGTTGGGGCGTCTTTTCACGCCGTCGCAAACCATCAGCTTATATATGAGTCCCTTCACGTATTCCTCGGGCGCGGCGAAAACGATGCCCTCTTCGGGGTCGTAGGCGAACCTTACGCGGTCCGTCATCAGCCTTTGGGCTACTCTTCCCTTGAAGTCGTTGGTTACCCATTCCTTTATCTCGATATTTCCGTTCATCTTCTTTAAGTTTTAAAATTTGTACAATCGCGCCTTTTTTCGTATCTTTGGCGCGTGTTCTGTTCTGAACACGTTGCAAAGATAGAATTAATTTTGCAATCTGCAAAACATTTCTCCTCTTTTATTTCTCAAAATGCAAAATATGAATAAAAAAGAACGTTTAGAGGCCTTAATTTCTCATTTTGACGAGGGGAAACCATCCCGATTTGCGAAAAGACTCGGAGTTTCCCCTTCTACTATTAGTACCTGGATGTCCCGTAATACCATTGATTACGACCTTATTTTTGCAAAATGCAAAGGCATTTCCCCTGGATGGCTTCTTACCGGTGAAGGCAACATGATCAAGGCAGAACTGGCTGCTCCAAAGGCTACCCAGCTGTTAGTATCCACTCCCATGCCTAAGGCGACAACCCCCACAAAACGCCACTCTAAGACCGAGAAAAAGGGTGTTCCGCTCATTTCGCAAACTGCAATGGCAGGTTATTTCGCAGGAGAAGAGGACGCAGACATCAACGCATACGATTATTTCGTTATACCCAGTTTCAAGAATGTCGACTTCCTTATTCGAATAAGTGGCGATTCGATGGAACCTACATATCGGTCTGGTGATATTGTGGCATGCCAGGTCGTACCAATGCAAGATATATTCTTTCAATGGAATAGGCCTTATATTATTGATACCAACCAAGGGGCTCTTCTGAAACGTATCCGACAAGGAGAAGACAACAACCACTTACTCATCGTATCAGACAATCCTGAATACCCTCCCTTTCAGCTCCACAAGTCGCATTTCTACCACGTCGCACTCGTTAAGGGGATAGTACGCGCTGAATAGTTGATAATTCTCATCTAAAACCCCTCTCAACGCCCCTCCCCACCTCCTCCCCGCACGCCGCGCGCCCCTTTTTAGGCGTCCCCTCCCTCAGAAACAGGCAGTAAAACACTAAATGCCTGATAATCAACACGTATAAAAACACAAACGCTTAAAAGGGTGGGGTTTTAACTCAACATCAATTCACACGTTTTTGCCCCGAAACATACGAACAGGGTATTTAACTCCGTTTCAACACTAGCTAGGCAAATACGCGTTTTTGTCCCCCCTAACTTTTTATTTTGTCCCCCCTAACTGTCCCCCCTAATGTCCCCCCAAACCCAAAATCGACCCAAAATCGACCCGACAAGGCACAAAAAAGGCGGCCCGAAAGCCGCCCAATAGTCACACACACCAAAACACCCCTCTGATGGCGTTCTAATGCCCTAAAAACACCATTCCAAGACTCACCCGCGACTGCAACCGATAAGCGTAGATTGCCGTATAACAGCGCGTTTATTGATGATTACGCCACCTCCCGACAACCCCGCGTGCAGCAGATAATTCTTCGTTACACCCACCTGCTCGGGGGTGAATACGGTGAACACAGCCGACAAGCTGCTGAAATACCAGTCACGCCGCTTTACGCCATCAATCTGTTGCAACAAGTGCACATGTATAACCTTTGCCATATCGTCTCTTGTTCTTTTCGTTTAACCTTTGCATATTTTAATGCAAATATACCAAATAATGCTTATATAGAATATTTCGACAAAAGAAAAACGCAAATAACCAATAAAAAAGAGTGAAAAAGCACCATCCGCCTTCACTCTTGCATCCATTTACGACCATTCAAACACCACCCCAAGACCGCAAAGAAAACGCCCCAAAGCCCCTAAAAACAGTCCAAAAACGCCCCTAAACCATCCCCATGTAACATATCGACCCATCAAACCTTGTCATCCACCCCTCGCATGTAACACGAATGTCGCATCAATGTTACATTATATACGCTTCGTTTTTTTTCGCCCAATGTCCTTTCACGCCCCTAACTCTCTATCAATCAACGCCAATCACGATTTTACGACATCCTCGTGTTATGTACGTTTCGTTTTATGCCCCGTAGTTGGGGCAGCAAAGTCATAGATAATCTTTCCAAGGCGATACGTTCTAAATATCCTGATAAGAGAGGCTATTCTCGCAGAAATATCTTCTATATGTGCCAGTTTGCCAGTGCTTATCCGTTGGAAGTGCTGAAAGAAATGGATAGGATAGATAGCTTGCTCACGACTCCTACAGTAGGGTAATTCAGTTAATTCCCT